CGCCCTACTGGCCGGCGTTCTTCTGAAGCCCGCGATAGTCGAGAGCCGCCGCGCCGAAATCCATGCGCGCCTTGATCTCGACGCCATCCACTTCGAACCCCTGCTTGGTTTCGATGTACACGCCCTGCTGCCCTTCCAGGTAGCAGTACTCCACGGTGTCGATCTGTGCGGGGTCCGCGATCAGATACCAGCCGGTGGTCCCATTGGTGGCGGCATCGAGCCGCGGCTCAACCACCGGAATCAGGCTGCGCACCCACTCCGGCACGACTTTCGTCGCATCCGCCGAAGCGATGTTGATCGGGTAAACGAGCTGGAGCATGTAAGTCTCCAGTGCCGTCGGCACCGCAATGAACCGCGGAATGAGGTTCAGCGGAGTGCCCTGCGGCCCCTTCTGCAGCCGCATCGCGCCGCGTCCCTTGCCCAGCGCGGTCAGCGGAGCGGAGTTGGCAACGGTGGAATCGATCGCGCTGGCCACGCCGGTCAGCAGATTGGCGTGATTGGCGTGGAAGAGCGCGGTGGAGTTCTTGTCACCCGCGTACACCGCCGCCGGATTCGACGTGATGATGCCCCACACGGTGTTCGATTCGAGCTGCGCGGCCGCGACGCCGAGCAACGCCGGAACGCGGGTGAACGCCTGGAGGTCGTCGTTGATGATGACCTTGCGGGTCAGTGCCACGATCTCGCCGTACGTGCCGAGCGCGTAGTTGATGTTGTTGTCGGTCAGGTTGGCACGGTGGTACTCGCCCTTCTCATTCAGCGCCTGCAAGACGGGCGCGTCGGCGAGCATCACCCGGTTGATGGGCTTGAAGTCCTGCGCCGTCACCTGCCGGCAGAACGGCTGGAAGGTGCGCGGATATGCCTCATAGCCTTGGCGCAGGGTCTTGTTGGCGACATTGGCGAGGATCGCCGGGAAGTCCGCGGTCGACTCGGCGCCGCCCGCGAAGAACTCCCGCCCCCGCGAGGATCCCTGGAGTGCCAGCTCCGCAATCCGCGTCACATCCATGCCGCGCGGATTGGTGCCGCGCAGTTCCAGGGCTTCCTTCGCCATGTCGATGAGCTTGAAATTGCGGTACTCGCGGGCCATCTCGACGGCGCGCCGCTGCTGCTCGGGACCGTAGCCATCGAGGTATTCGCCGGTTTCGTTGCCGTTGTGGTCCCTGCGCCGCGCCAGGAAAAACCGCCCATCCGCGCGCAGCAGCAGAGCCATCTGCATGCAGGCAAGGCGCTGCTCCATGCCGTCGCGGGTCACTGAAGTGCCGCCCTCCCCGCGAATCGGGAACACCGGGCCCTCTGCGCCCGCGCGCGGCGGGACGCCCTGCTGGCCCTTGGTCGCGAGATGGGCAAACAGTTCCTTCCGCGCCTGATCGACGGGCACGCCCTTGGCGATGAACTCGCTGATGACGGTCTCGTCGATCCCGTATTTGGTTGCGGTCACACCCAGCGATTGAATTTCGCTGACGCGTTCCCGTTCGGCCTGGACCGCCTCTTCCCGCGCGGCGGCCAGGGCCTGATCGTTCACAGTACGGGCATCCGCGCCCGTGTCCTGCGTGGTCGTCTGTTCCATTGCAGGTCTCTCCTTTTGTGGGCTGATTGCCCGGACTGAATCGTTCGGTTGTGCGCTCAGAAAGCACGTGTTGAAATCGGCCGGCACCGTGCAAGGCGAAATCTCGAACGGCTCCCAGTCGGTGGCCTTGAACATGCCGATTTCCTTGTCGTTCAGGTAGGGCGGCTTGCCCTCCGGCATCCCCTCGGTCTGCGCATCCACCTTCTCGCGTTTGTACACGAAGGTTCCGAAGCTGAGGTTTTGCAGGATGCCGCTGCTGGCTTTGCGGAACATCTCGGCGCCATCCGGATCGCCAAGATCGAATTGCAGCGTGGCCATACCCTTGTCGCCATTGGGCCAGGCGCGGCGCACAACGCCCAACTGGGCCCGCGTGCCGACCTTGCCCGCCATGAGAGACTTGAAATCGTCTCCGGTGAAATGGGTATCGAACACCGGCGCGCCGTTGTTCAGCCGGTCGAAGCGGCAGCCCTGCATGTCGAGCTGGAGCATGTAGGGTTCGCCGGTCGAGCGGTCAACCCTCGGGACGGCGGCCCCGCTGTACCAGACCACATCGATGGTCCCGTCCTTGGCGTTGGCCGTGCTCGGCAGCACTTGCGCGTCGGCGGAGAAGATTTCGGCGTCACTCTGCGCGGGCGGCAGCGCGCCGGTACCCGCAGGGGATATTTCGGTTCGTAGAAGCGGCATCGTGCCTCCTAATCCTTCACCGCGCTGACGGCGATGTAGTCGTTTTCTCCCAGCTTCTTCAACTGGTAGAGTTGCTTCTGCAGCCACGCGACATGGCCCTTGAACTTGTCGTCGCCTTCGCGATGCCACTTCACCAGGTGCTGGTAGAAGTGGAAGTTCGACATATCGCCGGCGTCGTAGCACTGTTTGCAGAGATCGGTGAACCGCGCGATGGCAGCCTGCTCGGCGGCAAAGGCATCGTTCAGAATCTCGGTGACGCTGTCGTGGGTCGCGGCAGGCTTCAGCTCAATCGTGGGCGCGCCCTCGAGAAACAGTACGCGGCTCACCAGGCACTTCATGTGGTCCTCGCACTGATCCTTGAGTTGCTTGAGGCCGTCGGCCAGATCCAGGCCCAGGCGCTTCACGTCACGCTGGTCGAGAAGATACTGAAGCATCATGGAGCCTTCGATGTTGGCGGACTCCTGAAGCCCCGCGATTACCTGTGGGTTCCCTTTCATAGACGTCCTTCCTTGTGGTTGAGTCTTTTAGCCGCGATAGAGGCGAGATGCGGATTCGAAGCTGCCGCCGGCGCGTGACATGCCGGCGACGAGCAGATCTTTCACCATGCCCAGGTCTTCCTCCGAGAGCCCCGTGAAACCCTGGCTCTTAGACTTGGTGGGTGCCGCTTTGCTACTCGGGGTGCGCTCTTCCGTTGCCGCCGGCTGCTCCTGGCCGCGGAGCGTGGTGTTGCGCGGGTCCGAGTCCAGGATGATTTCGAATTTGTCCACCAGCTTGTTAAACAGTGCAATCTGCGCAAGCTGGGTGGGAGGGTCGTAACCGTTCTCCAGCACCGCCTCGAACCAGGTCTTACGACCCATGCGCACGTCTTTCAATACGCCCTCCGCATCCTTCACCGGATCGACAGATTCGAATCGCGGCGCGGTCCACTGCACGCTCCGCAACCCGATCTGCGGATCGTTGGCGGCGGATTTCGGAATCTTGCCCTGCAGAATCAGCGTGTCGATGAACCGCCGCCACACAGGCATCGCGAACAGCGGGATCAGGGTGAGCCAGCGGAACGCCTCCACCGTGTTGCGGAAGCCCAGCATGCCGCCGCGCCAGGAGGAGTAATTCACCTGCGACATGTCTCCGGTGCCCAGCTCATAGGGCAAGCCAATGCCCGCCATGATCCCCTGCAGCTCGGTCATCTTGTATTCGCGGTACCCGCCCGCCGGTGGCGGATTGTTGAATTTGATGTCCTGGCCGGGCTTCAAATACTCAACCATCCCCGGCTGGAAGCTTTCGACCGGGAGCCCGCTGGATGGATCGGTTCCTGCGATGCCGAGTGGATCGCCATCGACGCCTTCCGGCTGCTGAACGAACGCCGTGACACAGGCCTCCACTTTCTTGCGGACCCGCTCCGCGTCACAGTAGTCGTCAAGATCCCGGAGGGCCATCATCACTGGCGCGAGCCACGGCACGCCGCGCACCTGGCCAGGCCGGAGCACGCGGTAAACGTGCATGATCTGGTCGGCCGGAACCGGCTGGCTCACAATGCCGCCGCGCGGGTTGAGGATCAGCACGCCGCCCGGGTGATAACTGAACAGCCAGTATGCGACGCGGCGGCCCATCTCGTCGAACTGCACGCCCTCCATCACATGGCCGTTGACCAGACCCATCGTGCGGGCCTGATCGAGGAAATCGGCTTCGAGCATTTGAAGCTGAAGCGGAATGCGCAGGCCGGCGTCGGCAGGCCGCGGCCGGAAACGGACAACCGCTTCTCCCGATTCCGCCATGGTGCGGACGGTCAGCGTCTGCATGCCATAGAAATCGAGGCGCTGCGGCGTGTCGCAGCCATCGGCGAAGAACGGCCACTCGGCATCAATGATCTTGTCGATGGCTGTGTTGCCGGTCTTGGCCTTTGGGACGATCCCAGTTCCGACCACATTCCCGGCCAGCTCCTCTACCGCGCGCGCCGCATACGGATTGTTGCGGATCAGATCGCGGCTGCGGTTGCGGAGCCAGATGAGCGACCCCATCAACTCGACGTTGGCGTCCGTCGAGGCTGCGTACCATCCATGTGCGCGACGTCCGGCGGTGGCGCCTTCGTACCGGAACCGTTGCGCGTGGCGTTCCAGATAGCCCGTGGTCAATTCGAGCGCCACGCGACTGCGCACACGCTGCAACGCGACGCGCGGCGCCACGATGCTGATGGCCTTATCGAGGAGATTCATTTCGTTACCAGCGGTCGTCCAGAGTTGGGCCGGTGGGACCGTCGCCGCGCTGGTGCTGCGCGAACCGGACTCGGCTCCCGGTCTGCCCGCTGGTCTTCCGGATATCCTCTTCGATGGCGGCCTTTGCCTTCAGAAGCTCATCCGTCGAGCGGTAAGTTACCTCGCGCCCATCCGGGAAGCGGACTTTGAGCGTGGGGCCTCCGATGGCCTGGGTGACCGCGTCCAGGTTCGATTGCAACTGCTGAACGGTCAGGGCCATATCAATTCCTTCCAAACCAGTTGCGGCGCGGTATCCATGGGTCTTCCCCGCGCTCGGCGGGAGGCGGCGCGGGCTGCGCGTTGTTGGCCG